AAGTGCATTTATCATGCGCCTTGCAACACCTGTAGAATAACGACCAGAAAACAAAGCGTGAGCTATCAATTCATCCCTTAATCGCTCATTCACTGATTTCATGTTTCACCTACTATTGTCGGCTCTTGGTTGTTAAGCTCATCGACCACCATATCAATATCATCAGCGGGATCGATAACATCATATTTCTGTAAACTTCTCACCAAGTCAGACTTGCGTGTTGCACCCGATTGCCATGCAGCCACAATTTCACGGATCATCGAACTATCAGCAATGTGATTAACGAGGTCTTTGTTAATTTCAAAAGAAGTGTCTTTAGTATCTAAACCTAAGTATTCAGCGCACCACATTAACGCTTTGCTAAACGCATCTGAGACATTTGAGCAACAAATACTGAGAATAGAGGTTTGAGCACTTTGCTCCCCCACAGATTGAATAATCGTTTTGACTTTACTATCTGCAGAAACTAACTGAGCGCCTAAAGCCACCATGTAATCGCGCTTACTGTCCATAGCTTCTTTAGCCAACATATTTGGCTGAGCTTGCTCGTAACCAAAGAACCCTTTCACTGGCAGCATTAAAGGTGAACGAGACCCAACCATGATGCCTGTTTTTTCTAAGTGATCTCGCCACTCTATATCTAACCCACCTAGATATGGCTGAACTTGCCCACAGAAAAACACTGAATCTTCATAATCAGCAGAATTTCGATAATGCCCTAGATTAATTTTTGCCAAACCTAACAATGGCGCCTCATCTATCGTATGGTCATTGTTTTGAGCACCCATAAACGTAAATGGAATTTCATCCCAAGCACCACTACCTGCACGCTCTGGAATATATTCAGAGTGGATTTGATACACACTGCTGCCAGCTGTCTTGCGATATACTCTACAGATAAACTTGCCATCTTCTATCACTAACACGCGGTATTGAATGGCATCTTTAAATCCAAAACCGTCCGCCTCTTCAACAGTCTCTCGCAATACCACCAGCGTTAGCATCGTCCTGCCATTAATACGATCAGTCCGCCAGTTAATAATATCTTCAGCACGATATTGAAATATGTACGGGAGCTTAGAGTCGCTGTTGTAATCAACATATAGCCCATGTCGTCCCACATCCAATACCGATTCAAGAGAGGATTGAGCTAATTGGTAAATGCTTGAACCTGCACCATCTGCATCATCTTTTAAACAAGACAGCTTTTCAGCAACAGCAATCAATGGATCTTTCTTGAATGCCATCCCTATCATACCGTTACGAGTGTTACCTGTTATTGGGTAAAACACCGCACGGTCTTGATAGTCTTTATTACGCTTTTTCTTACGTTCACTTTCCTTTTCTTCCAACTCAGGAAGATAACTTTTTACTTCCTCACCACCTCGACATACTGAGCGAACCAACTCCCACTGAGGTGCCGCTGTCTTGTATTCAGGGCGAGTAAAATCTACATTTGCTATGCTCATTAGAAAGTTGTTCCTAAATTAATATCAAAGGCTGGACGCTTAGCATTCCTACGGCGAACCGCAAAATATCTAAACCCATCGGCGTCATGAGATGTATAGTCGTGAAGTGGCTTATCTTTCCAACATCCGAGTTTATCGTTCCACTCTTTGCGGTATGCTTCAAGATGAGCGATGCCTTCACCACATTTATACTCATCGAAAACACAACGGGGGAGAATTTCACGCACAGCCTCAATACCTTCATCAATAGAAAGCTTTGGCACTACGTCAAATCGAATTGAGTAAATTTGCCCATCAATTTCATACCCCTCACGGGCTAACTCTCTACGTGATTTCGCATCTGAACCAAACTCACGATTATCAATATCATGTGGTCCATTATGACTCGCGTATGTGTAACCTTTATCTTTCAGCACTTTCATATAGTGCCGTAGACCCTCACCACTGTTTGAGTAATGGTCGATAACGTGAAATTCCTCACCAACCTCACGAATAAACCAGATTGATGTTGAATCGCCCACACCAATATCCCAATACGTATGAACGGGTAAGTGTGAGTTATCAGGGAGTGCGCCAATGCGTTTATTTTCGTACAGAAAGCGGAATTGCTTAGCATAATAAGCACCTTCAACAGATTGCTGAAATGCTTCAGACGGTATTGACGGGTATTCTCGCTTCATATCGTCGCCGAGCGTTTTCTCTTTGGCGTAGTACCATGCTCTCTGTCGCTCGTTGAGGTGAACACTGTGTTTGCAAGCTATCTCATCGAAGTAATCAACTAATCGCTGCGGTAATTGTTCCACAGGGTCAATTGAGTACTCAGGATTCTTCCACCATGAGAAGAAAAAGAATTTCCAGTCTAGGTTAGAGAGAGTCTTGCTCTGAATTTGCGCTTTCTCAGCAGACTGGCAATAATCGTAAAAATAACCTGCTCGACCTTCCGCTGTACTTTCAATCGTCGTGAAACAATCGCTTGATACCGCTTCAAACGCACCAGTAACAATCTCACGAGCCTTTTCTGGATATTTGGCACATATCTTACCGAACTCAGATACATGTAAATATCGGAGTGTACCGCCACGAAATGACGTGCTGATATAAAGTGAGCCGCCTTTACTAAAAACTAATTCACCAGCCGCGTCATTACTCGCCGGATTAGCAGCCTTAATTTCATCAGGTAGTTTTTCATAGGCATACTTTATTTTTTCCCTGAATAGTCGCTTAGCATCGTTTAGCGTGTGTGCTATTAAGGCACATCTAGCCGCCTCAAATAGAGCCGCATCTAATTGGATAATGCAAACCTCAGTTGTGAAACCAAGTTGACGAGCTTTGAGGATAATATTTCGCGTGTGCATCCCTTCAAAGTATTCAAGCTGCTCAGGTGTCATTTTAAATCGAACCGGCTTACCTTCTTTGTTGGTGATCCAGTAGAGATGATTCAATCGCCAGAGCTTATCTCTCAATAATGCAAGATGTTCTGGCTTCATGATTATTCCTTAGATAAGTCGTCCATTAGTTCTGATAGCTGACTAGCTGTCTTATTCGGCTGTGCTTCATCTAGCCCGTAAGCTTGTCGCTCAAGGCCAACTAGATTTTTAAGTGTTTCGCTTAATGCTTTGACTGACTTAACGCGCTCAGGGAGAGAAATGATTGAGTTGTAAATTTCATTTAGCTTATCGCGTCCGTTATCATCAGGACTAAACATTAGCTCGCCCAATTTACTTAAAGCTGGCACATCGGCACATTCAGCCGATAGCTCATCAAACAAGTTATTGGTCAGCTCTCTTGCCCTGCGAATATCTCCCCTGTGTTCCATACGAACATTAGCAATTACTTCAGCGGTTGCCTCAATAAGTACGCGCTCTGAAAGTACTGTTTCGCTGCGTACCTGCTTGCGTACTTCCTCTTTGCGTACCAAATCATCTGCACGGGATTTTATCTTTGCGTTAAGGTCTCGCGACCAATCATCCTTCTTTGCTCTTTTGCGTATAGCTCCTTCAGATATGCCATGCTGTGAAGCTATTTCTCGAAGTGACATCACGCCAGCTCGGTAAGCCGACTCGATGGCCTCCCAATCTGGTCTTTTAGCCATATTCATATCCTCATAACAAATTAAAAAGCCCACCATGATGAGCTTTGTGATTGGTTATTCTGCTACTTCAACCACAGGCACATATTCAACGCTGCTAATCTCGTCGGGTGAGATGTATATCCATGCTCCGTTCGACTGAGCAATTGCGATTAGCCCATTCGTCACTCGAGGCTCTTTAGTTGTCATCATGCCTTCGTATGTAGTTCCGTCTTTCTTTGTTGCGATTACTGTGTATTTCTTCATATTTCACCCAATAAAAAACCCGCACTTGGCGGGTCGCTATCTAAACAGGAAATATAGAACTGGTATCAATAATGCAACAGAACATATCCTGTACCAGATTATCTTTGCTGTTATTTCTTTCTTTATCTTCTTTGCTTGCGCTCCATCACTAGACTCTTTAATTTCATTTTTGTGAGCTTCTAATGCTTCATTTTTTACTTGCTCACTTTTTTCTAACATCTTATGGCTCCCTATTGCCATCTTCACAACTACAATCAATATCACTATTGGTATGGCAAGTAGAGCCATAACATCGAACCATGAAATCATTAGTTACCTCCTATTGGAGGAATGCTAACACTAACTAAATGTAATAAATAACACATATTTGACTTATGCTTAAAAAAGGCCGCATTAGCGACCTATTGAATTTGATTTGAGAACTCCATTTCCGCGAAGTCTTCAAGCAAGCCAGATATTTTATGTATTGCATCATCGGTTAGCTCTTCATTCATACACCAAGAAACTAGCACTGTAGGATCTGGTAGGTATTCTCTTTTCAGCATATTGAAGAACAGCATGCTTAATTCGAGGTCACTTTTATAATCTTCCCGATAGTATGATTTTAAGAAGTTAGCCAGCGACTCAACACTAAACTTAATATCTCCTAGCGATGAACGAAAAACAGGCCGCTTATGCATGGCGACCTGTCTAATCAAAAATAACTCGCTGACGACCAGTGAAAAGATTTCTACTTGCTTATTGCAATCTTGCTGCATGCTGCTCTCCATGCGCTGAAGGATAAAGCAATTGCATTTGCCCTTTAACATCAAAAGCAGCCATACATCGAGCATCAAAGTCTTTGTAATCAACAGAACTATTAGCAATATTTGTTACTGCCACCATTTGCTGTTCTACCGCATGCAAGGCATCACCTTTCAGGTACTGATGGATTTTCTCTCTATTGCCCTTATTTTCTTTGACTGATTCATAAACATAATCAGGCAATGCAACGCCATAAATCCATTTAGCCGTGATACCAGCGAACAATAATGGACAACCGCCAACATGACCAAAATAAGGAGTCCCTGACATCTTTGATAGCGCTCTGTAATAGGGTTCTTGAAATCGCTTTTCCCATTCAGTAGCCTCTTTATATGTTAGTAACCCAATAACCTGATCTTCGGTCAATGTCATACTCTGTGACATCAACATGTTTTTAATGTGCCGATCACAAGCACGAGCAAATTTAGGTGATAACCATCTTGCGAACTCAATTACTAATTCAGGATGGATCCAAGTACCGCCATGGCGTCCTTTTTCTACTCGAACTAAAAGGGGAGAAATCTCCTCTTTAGAATTATACGCTTCAATATCAAGCTCTTTGCCAACCTCATAGATATATTCTTTAGTTGATGAGACTCTTAACCAGTCTTTGGTTAGTTTTCCAAAGTGCCTAGCTGCTGCTGTGGCATTAACCCAACAATCTCCATTAAACGGGATCATGGTTTCGTCATACTTCATGGGTACGATTTTAATCATTACGTTTCTTCCTATAGAAAGTGAACCTGTTAGCACAGAAAAGCCGCCCCAAGAGAGCTCGCCAGCTATAGCGGCAGTTCTCAGGATCACTTTCTGTAGGCTCTTGGTGTTTTAGATGTGCGTGCTATGCACAGGGTGAAATGCGTACTACTGATTACATAACTTGAATAAATGTAACTTTCTTTTAACTTTACTTTCGTAACATCACGTTGATAGGGGTATGGTTATTACATCGCTAAGTTATTACCCTCAAATATATTCCTATGAACCATCCCCTTTAAGCCCCAGCATCGGGGCTATTTTTTTGTCATTAAAAAGCCCCGCATTTAGCGAGGCTCAGATTTGTAATATCCGCTTGAGACTACTACCTTTTTCAGATTGTGGTCATTAACGATTAACGTATAGTGACGTCACATTCATAAACTATTATTCTCTACTTTGCCCCGATATCTGGGGCATTTCTTTAGCGTCAAATTTCACGCATTGCTAAAGCAAAATACATACCAAATTAAATCAACAAGTTAAAACAGGTACTCATATAGGGAAACCAACCCCATCGATAACCTTAACTTAGGAGATTTACATGGTACGAATTACTGAATTATTAATTAAGCTCGTTGCTGCCGTAGTTGTTTATTTGTGGCTACGGAATAAGAAACCAGAGCACGCCATCGCTCTAGCCGTTTCCATTATTGACGCCTAACCTATCAACTTCAATTTCCCGCATTGCTTTCCTGTTAAAAATATACTTAACTAATAGGTTAATTTTTCATTGCATAAGAGGGAGTATCAATACATGTATACTAATCCCATTACTCTCTTACTCATATTTCTGCCTGTCCTTGTCTGTATCTTATTCATTATTGCTCAAGATAAAAAACCATCAGACGTAATGACTATTTTTTTGAAGTTCTCTATCTACTTGTTAAGCGCTCTTACCTTCATAAATTTAATTTTTTTTGCAAGAGCATTTACTGGTTGGTATTAACGTCAACACTCCGTTCTAATGTGATTTTGAATTACTTCTAGCCGCTTCAATATCTCGAATGGCTTTCTTGTCCAAGTTGCACCTTGCTATTGAATTCATCGCATCAACTAGCAACTGTGGCATATCGCCCCAATCAACGTTCTCAGGAATATCAGGCTGAGGGCAATCAGCGGTTAGTTGCGCTGGTATCGGCGGAGACTGAACGGGAATCAATACCTCTTTTGTACTTCCGCAGCTCACTAACAACATCATCGGGCACAGTAGTATTAGCGCACTCATTGTCTTTGAGCACTGTTTTGATAACAGTCTTAACTTTGACATGTTCTGAGTCCTCTAATTGCTTTGCTTTGATGTTATTGAGTGAAACTTGATAGTGAAGAGTGATAGCTGATTGGGTTACTTTGTTTAGTAGCTGGCTTGCTGATAACTGACTAGTGAGTGATTCATTTTCAGTCTCTAGGTTATTTATCCTAAGGTTGTAAATGACACATGCAGCAAGCAAAAGAACAAATAGAATTGGTTGGATATTTGATATAAACCATTTGCCAATATTGACTAGTTGCTTCCCCATCGTGCTTTATATCCTCTCACATCAATATGTGTGAATGTCTTGTAGCGACCAATGCCGTAGCTATTAGGAGACTTAGATTCAAGATAATCAGCGACCATTTTCGGCGCTACATCTTTAACCTTGATATCTGCCGCTGTGCCTAACAGGTGCTGAGATTTAGGTGCGCCACCTACTTTACTGTTGTGTTTAGCACAGCGACGACCGCTGACAACAATAACCGGCTTGCCGAAGTGAGTTCGAACTCCTTCAAGAATTTCAACCAACTTTGACTCGACCTGATTTGCTCCGCATCCATCCTTACATGCAAATTCATTACTATCGAAATGTTCACTTAATTTCATTTCTTCACCATAAAATAAAAGGCTGCTTAACTAGCCGCCAGATTGATTTGATTCGGGTCACTAATTTACTAATGACAACAATGGACATGATGTTGCCACCTGCTGAGAAAATAACGATGAAGAGAGCGCCATCAAACACAACGTCAGACGGAGCTGATACACGCTTACCCATTACCGTTTCATATATCTGGTAAATCCAGCAGATGAATAAAACTGTTCCAACTATTGAATCTCTTCGCTTCTCATAGCGACAAAAGAAAACTATCAACGCTGACGCCATCATTAAGCCAACATCAGCTGCATCCCAAGGATTCAAATACATCCAATCCATTAGTTGATTAATGCGTTCAAGGAAGGTTTCCATTAGTTACCTCCTTTGTTGCGCCAATCCTTTATGGCTTGAGTAATGCTACTGAAGTTCTTATCAATCGATGCGCCTACACGACCAAATAACTTTTTAAGGTTATCTTTGTTGGCACCTAAAACCAGAATAGGAATTAGTAAAGCAGAAACGATGATCGCCGTTATTTTCGGGCTTATATCCTTCTGCCAGAACTCTTGCACCATCTCAGAGAATGGATGAGCCAATAGCGCACCAGACCCTAAAGCCAAAAAGAAATGGATGACCTTTTGAAGGTTATTATCCTTAGATGCAATGACAGAAGCAGATGCCCCAATGATCGCACCAAGTATCACGCCATAATCAGCACCCAATAGGACACCGCCCATAGCGCCACCGCCCGCAGCACTAACGGCTACTCCTGTCAGGGTACTTGGCATATATATAACACCTGTGTTTTAGTTAATAGATAGCCGCGCACAATCTCTATGCGTCAATTTTCGTTTGGTTGATTAGAATTCTGTGGCGGCGTATGAGTGACCACTTCGAGGATGTACCCGATATGGTAAAAACAAAAAAGGTCGCTACAAGCGACCTCTAGAAATGTGGAGTATTTTATGTAAACGCTGCAATGGCTAGGATTATAGCTAATCCACTCTGCAATTTTGCCATGTCAGTATGTAACCTTACAGGTGATTCTTTATTTTCTTTCTCTGATGCCGGAGAGCAAAAAGAAATACACACAAAAGAATATAAGGCATACCAAAATGATAATTTGGCATAATAAAATGCATGAGCAAAAGAAGCACCAAACAATCCGCCACTTAATGAACCAAAATTAAAAATAGCAAAGCTAAGATACCCAATTACCCCAACATAAAAGAGAATTGTTGGGAGCAACCTATTCCCATTAAGTGCTTTTTTCTTACTCATGCCATAGCTACCAAGTTAAATTTCATATCACCTTATCTTGGATGCTTTACATTTACCACATGAACTATCCGGAAATTCCGGAGAGTTGGTATTTAAGGTAATGCGTGATAAAACATATGCACTTAACTTAAATGGAATTAATCATGTACGACGAACTAGCTAAAATACTAACAGCACTATGCGCCTTTGGTTTCTTCATTCCCTTAATATTTGTTATTTCAATTAAAGATAAAAAAAGCCTTCTGAGGGATGCTTGCCTTTTTATAATGTTCATCGTTGCAATTATCTTTATCTGCCTGTCAAGCATGGGGATGCTTAAATTTAAATAACCTCCAATAAAAAAGCCCCACCGAAGTGAGGCTCTATTTTCTTCGACCTCTCAGCCGATGCGGTTGGAGTTCCAGTCCAAATAGACGAAGTGACCAACTAGGCGGGATCGATAACAAGTGCCGCCTCTTTTACCTTGTTATCCGCTCTGTGTTTTACTGTCGTGAGCTTATCACAAACTATACATGTAAATTTCGCGATATCCAGCCTTTCTTCTGCGAAAACAGTCAACATTGCATCGTTTGATTGCTAATGTTCCGGTTCCGCTCTTTTTATTGCGTAATATAACTCCTCCTCCAATATTTCAAGCGCCCATTCAATGCGCCGAGTGCATTGCTGAATGCTAACCTCTTTCCCAAATCTTAATTCGCGAGCCATTTTTTGCGGGTATTTGCGATCACAATATCGTTTAATAGCCACATGACGAATTGGGTTGCTTAACTTAAACGTCTTATTAATGACTGATTCAATAAAAGCGGCATCATCTTGTTCTTTGGCGAGAGCGATGAGGTCGCTTAAACTACTTTTTGGATTTAGAATTTCGTGTGACTTTTTAAAAAGCTCATCACCTTTGTAACCCATTTTATGCAAGTCATTAACTACCTGAATAATCCGCTTACCTTCATTTTCATTCCAGTCTGAGTGAACCATAAGCCGACCAATAACACTGCACTCACCACCTTCTGTGTAATCATCACCTCCATAGACCCTGCCCCATAGGATGAGCATATATCTAACCCAAACACGTTGAGAGTCACTGATGTTTTTACGATGCCCAAACCATACTCTACGAATATCGCTTTTTTTGGCATACTGAGTTAACAAATGGAAGGGCTCATCTCTTCTCATAATTTATTACCCGATGTTCCACGCTGTCTACACATTGTGAATAACTGCCCGCGCGATACCAAATGCTCACTACCATTCAGATCCCTTGCGAACCGCCTTACTGTTGCCCTATAAACCCCAAGCTCTCTTGCAACAGCGGTCATATTTCCGTAATGCTTAATAAGTAGCTCAGGGATTGTCGTAATCTCAGCCTGCATCTTTCAGCTCCTTAAGCTTCCTTTTATATAGATCACGTATTTGTTCGTAATCATCACGCTTCCACTTAGGTAGTTCATGGCAACCCATTAATGATTCATAACGATTCTTACCTATTTTCAATATCAAATTAGGTGTGTATTTTTCGATATTTCCGGAAAGGTGGTTATTGCAAGATGCGCATTGCTTGTGGCAGTTATCCTCATTAAATCTAAGCTCAGGGTTTGCGCCTGTAGTTCGATAGTGTCCAGCGTGGTATTGCCCTTCATGGAATCGACCACAAGAGATACATGGATCATCTTTATCTCTTTCTCTGATGTATGAATTAAAGGCGTTCTGTGCTTGCTGCTTGAAATATTTGAGGGGTTTTACTGCTAGCTTTCTGATTTTGAGTTTATCGCGGGATTCTTTTTCTTTTTGCTGTCGTTCTTTTTTGAGTTTGGCTTGTGCCTTTTCATTCTTCTTTCGCTGTCGTTTTATTCCTAGCTCAGCGCCGTGCTCTGGGCTACACCATTCGACATTATCATATTTCGGGTGGAACCAGCTTTTACATATAGCACATCGCCGTCGTATTGGTTTAGCCATATATCACCTCAAAAAATAGCTTAGCTCCTAGTGTTAAGTTTAGGTATTTATGTTTCATATCTATCCTCAAAAAAACGTAAGTAACCGATTCTCAGTGATTTCATTACACCCTCTGAAAATGTGTTTTATTGCTGCGTTAATCATGGCGTTGTAACAGCGTTCGAATTCGTCTGCCTCCATGTTTGCAAATGACAGGCTCTTAGCCTCTGTGCGTACATCACCGTTTAACCTTACTGTTTGCTCATAAAATCCTGCAAGTATCGTCAAATCCTTCCTGAAGCGCTCAAATTGGCTATACTCGTCCATACAGTCGAGTCCCGCTTTATTTGCGCACCAGTGGTCGAAACAGAATTTGAAGAATACGAACATCTTTCTATGAAATGCGGGGTTTCTTGTGAGCTTGGCGCTGAAGGTGTACATCTCGCCATTTTTGAATTTTGTTAAACGTGGTAGGTCGTGTTCGAATGCTGGTGCAAATATGCCATTGGCGCATTTGACCATTTCTATTTCCAAGTTAACCTCCTTGCATTGCCCTTATCATTTCAACTAGGCACTTAGATCCTTCTTTGGCTTCACGAATGAATTGTTTTTTAAATTTCCTGATTTGCTTTTTGGTTGGCTTAGCTTGAAACTTAAAGTGATCTTCATCGCCATGTGCTGATATTTTTAATATCCAAAATCTGCGATTCGTATTGAAGTTAACGTAATAGACCATTGCTTCTACTGGCTCACTCACTGTTAGCTCTCCTGTTCCTACATGCACGCTCTAGCTTCGTCAACAGCTTCATGTGCGTTATTAGCCCTATACCCTTCGCGGAAGTAAATATCCCAATCGTGCATTGCGTACATAGCATTCCACTCGTCTTTGTACCTGATCTTACAGATAGATTTGATTTCATCTTTAAACTTTACCAACTCATTTATTTTTTCCTTGCTCATAAGCTCTCCTGTTCCAATTTAATGGCTTCAACTTCTGCAAGCGTCAGACTATCGACTGAATATGGTTTATTGAAATAAATGGTCGCCTCTTTGAGTGCTGTAGGGAAGCCACCTAATAACGTTCCAATGACAACAATCGGCATGAACAAAATAACCAGCAGCCACTTATCCATGTAGCACTCTAGTGAGTTCCACTCATCGACTTTTGAGTGTTGATAGAATGACAACTTACGAGTTGGAAATAGCTTATTGTGAACTTTGCGTTTTATCTTCATCATTCACCCTCTGGCATTGGTGGGAGTGGCAGGTCGCACCAATGACTCACCTCTGTTTCATCAAACCATTTGCCGCTCTTGATATCGTAAAACTCACCGCCTAAAGTCAGCATCCAGCCAGCGCGAGTTTTACCTCCTGCACAAAATAAAATGAACTCACAGTTATCTGGGTATTGGTCACTACACTTAACCCAATTAGTTCCCTGCATTAGATGCTCCCCGCGATCTGTTTGATTCTTGAAATTTAAACCTTTCATCACTCAGCCCTCCGATTCCATTCTCCTCTAACCGATGAATAAAACTCAGGGCAGTCACCACCGTTAGATACGAACTTGGCTCCTGACTGAGCCCTGCAATCGCGACATATGACATAATAAAACTTACCGAATCCATCTGGATCATAGTCATTGGTAACAGATACTTTTTCACTGCCACAGAATGGGCATGGATTTAAATTATTGCTCATCTAGAAGTCCTTATGATTTGGTGTGTTACTTAAACCCGTGTTTGTTTTTCAGGTCAGCGATGATTGATAGCGCTTTGTCGCGTTTTGTGGGTATCACTGCGCTTTCTAGCTGTAACATCGGATCAGGTATTTTTTCACCGGATTTAATTCGCTTAGCCATGGCGTTAAGCTCTGATGAGCAAAGCTTTCTAACTTCTGAATCCGATAAGTTTCGGCTTCGCATCTCTGAGTAAATTTTAGTGACCATCCAGTAGCATGCGTTAGACTGCCAATTGAATCGTCGCCAACCTCTCACTGAACAATATTCTTTGAACATATCAAAAAGCTCACCATCCGTAGGCAGACCCAGCGCTGTATAGTCCCCCTGCTTGCACCATTGAACGAACTGACCGGGAGAAGGTAAAAACGGATTGGTTTGCTGCCTTGCAATTTTCATCCCGATATTTATTTGCTCAAGCGTCCTGATACCATTTTCAATAAATGCGATGGTCCATTGGCGTTTAAATTCGTCAAGGTCGCTTTGTTCTTTGAAGTTGGCTATTGCCGCTGGGAAGGTTGCTTTGAGTTGTCTGAAGAGTTCGTTAAATACTTGGGCTACTTGCTGTTTTACCGCTTGCTTCTGTTGTGGCGGCGCATGTGCTGACATTGCTTGCAGTGCTGTTGAATCACGCTGCTGGATTGCTGTAACTAGTGATTTCATACATCGATACCCTCCATCCATTCAGTGCTTTCGTAGTCTATCGATTGTCTTGCTGACTGCTGGCTTCCCGATGCTCTTTGGGTGCGGCTTGGCTGCTGACTTTGAATAACCAGCGTTGCCCACTTCTCACGAAGTTTTGCTGGCGATAAAACATTGCTACACCAGAACAAATCTTTGTTTGCCCATTTGAACATTTTGCAAATGTCTTGGTGGGTGTGTCCGTCTAGCTGCCTCATCAGTCGAATATCGTTAGCCCAAGTTGACCAGTTTGGCTCTTTGGTTGTTGGGCTGACTATCAAGACTTGTGAGTAAATCCATTGAGCGGCTTTCAGGTCATCAGCATTTCCCCACTTGTTTCCTTTGGGCGAGCTAACAACCGCATCAGGCTTAACAGCTAAAACTTTTTCAGATGGTCGGTCAGAGGATTCGTTAGAATTCTCGGACGATATATTAGTTATTTCTTTTTTCTTTAAAGTATTTCTTTTGTGTGTCTCCAATCTAGAGACTTCATTTGTCTCTAAGTTAGAGACATTTTTAGTCTTCAAGTTAGAGACACTGTCTCTAGATTGATTCTTCCACGCTGAAACCTCTTTGTTGACCCCAATTTTATTACCCTCAAGAATGATGTAATTCATTGAAATCAATTCTTTCTTTGCCTTGTTAACGTTCTGTCTCGATAGCCCAGATACCTCCGCAAGTTGAGAGTCTGCTATTCGGTCATTCTTCTTACCAAAACCATAGGTTTTACGAATTAACGCTAACATGACTCTAAATTGCCTTGCCGTAAGGTTGCAGCACGACAGCGATTCAAGTAACTCATTGGCAAGCTTTGTATAGCCATCTTCCAACTCTGCCATTCTTGGTTGCTCCGGCTTAATATATCTTTCCTCCGGATCACCTCTGGAGAATTGATAAATATTGTTTGCTGCTGTATTCACAATGTTCTCTCCTGATTATTTTCAGATAAGAATATCCGATACTCTTCCATGATCACCCCTGCTTCTCCATGAAGATCTAAACTTGCATCTAATACAGCTTGGATAAAACGCCGTGCCTTCACGGCACTAAATTGTGGTAAAGCATCACTACGTGTTAGTTTCTTTTTGCCAGCGGCTTTAGCTTTGCTCATCTGCTCAGTAGCTACACTTGAAGCCTGATTTCCATGTTCTTTTGATAAAGCCACAGCTGTAGTTGCTGAGACCTCGCCAGAGCGAACCATATCAATAAGCTCGTCACCGCAGGCTAGTAGCTGCAAGTGGTGATCAACATCTTTAACTGAGCGCTTAACTTTCTTTGCAACCTCTGACGACTCCCAACCTTGGTTAATTAGGCGTTGGTATGCTGCCGCCCTTTCGAGCGGAGTTAATGGCTTGCCTTGTGAGCTGGTGATCATGAATGCGATTCTGTCAGCATCAGAACCAACAAAATCCTTGCACTCAATCCGAGGGATTTCGGCACCAGATTCGATAGCCTTCAGTGCGCCATAATAGCGATGATGTCCGTCGATAATTTTGATACCCTTTTCAGTGACCTGAACAGCCAGAGGCGGGATATATTCGCCTGCAATAAACGCATCACGAAACTCAATCACATGCTCCTGATCGATTTCCCTAACGTTATAGCCTTCTTCCACATATAGCTCATCAATAGGTACCAGATAGGTTTTCTTAACCGTTGTTTCCGTACCGTTCTTACTTTTTGACTTGTAATGCAGTGATAAAGAACTCATAATAACTCCTGTATAGATATTCAGTTAATGCGCTTCAACTGTTCCAGCAGCTGGGGCGTTTTCTTTTGTTCTCATCAAAGAAAGTTCTCCGATTTGTTTCCACAAAAAGCGATATTCTTCCTCAGATATTTTTCTCTCACCTTCCAGCACGAAATCTTTAATCCCAGAAGCTGCAAGCGTTTCGCATAGCTCAGGAAATTTGTCAGTTCTGCGTAGAATGGTTGAGTCATGAACGCCTAATGTTTTAGCTACCACTGACTGAGACTTAGATCTCAATGCTTGTAATGCCGTAGCGATTAGATGATTTGATACGAATTGATTGAAGTTTTTGCGTGTTGTTGCGTAGTCCATAATTTAATATTCCATATTATTGATACAGTTAGTCCGTTGCTCACGATCCTGTGAGTTAAGTTTTGAAGTGCGCGTTTTTCAGCGCAGAGATGTTAAAGAGCGAAATTTCTATGCAGCAAGTAGCTTTTGCTGGCTTAGTGTGAGCAAGTCGCTTGCCTTGTACTTACCGTTTGAAATGGATTGAATGATCTCTGCATAGTTTGTTTTTCCAAAAAATTCAGTCTTTGGAAGAAAACCATTAGCAATCCATTTATAAACAGCTCGTTCACTTACACCGCATGCCTTTGCTACTTCTGCAACGCCAATATCTTTAATTGGCTCCTGAATGTTTTGCATGTTGATATCCTTATTTGAACTTTCAGTACATATATTAGTTGAACTGACAGTTCCTTTCAACCTGTTTATTATTGAACTCATGGTACAAATGAATAATGTGCGTGAAAAATTCGCCAGTCGGTTAGCACAAGCCGCAAAAGATGCTGGCTATAGCGAACATGGAAAGGCAACTGAAATTGCTGAAAAGCTAGGGTTAACACCTAAAGCCGTAAGTAAGTGGTTCAATGCTGAGTCCATTCCTCGTCAAGATGCGATGAATAAACTTGCAGAATTACTGCGAGTTGAAGTCGTGTGGCTACAGCATGGCGAATTGGCGGGATTTGATTCCAATGTGTCCAGTCCTAGACCGTATAGACCTGCACCTAAATACCCTGTAATTAGCTGGGTGCAAGCTGGGTCATGGAACGAAGCGTGTGAGCCTTACACGCTAGATCAGATTGATGAGTGGTATGAGTCAGAAGTACACGTACAAGGTGCTGCATTTTGGCTAAGAGTTGAAGGCGACTCAATGACAGCTTCATCAGGGCAAAGTGTGCCAGAGGGATCGCTAGTATTGGTTGATACAGGTAGAGAGCCAATAAATAACAGTTTGGTAATAGCAAAACTGACTGAATCAAACGAAGCCACATTCAAAAAACTGGTTATTGATGGCGGTCAGAAATTCTTAAAAGGCTTAAATCCAGCGTGGCCTATAACGCCAATCAATGGAAACTGTAAGATCATCGGCGTGGCTGTTCAGATGATGATGAAGTTGGTTTAGTGGCCTGACGACACGTTTTATGGTGTGGTTGATGTTGACCTAAAAATTCTAATGATTAATAGGAATTGATTTCATATGGATAAATTTGTAATTATTAAAATAAATACATCTCCAGACTCATTAGAACAATTAGGAACAAAAGAGAAATTTTGGTTTACTTATCAAAATAACAAATACTTATTTAAGTACACAAAAAGTGTCACTGGTGAGCATTGGTCTGAAAAGTGCGCGGAAGAGATCTGTAAAGTACTTGGGATTCCGCATGCTACATACGATATAGGGTTATGCGGTGATAGGTGGGGCGTGATATCACCAAATTTCATTCCTCATAATTTCAGGATGGTTATGGGAAACGAAGTTCTTCATAATCATACCCCAGGATACCCAAAACCAGTATCAGATGTTGAAAAGCAAGTTAGGATAAGAGAACATACAGTTACTAGAGTATTATCTTGCTTGGAAAACTCAATATTACCACCTATATTTCATAATTATGATATTTCAGGGTTAACTTCAGGTGATGTTTTCTGTGGTTATTTGATGCTTGATGTGTTAATTAGCAATCAAGATAGGCACCATGAAAACTGGGCGATTATGCAAGATGACCAGTCGGGTGAAAGATACCTTTGCCCAACATATGATCATGCAGCTAGCCTAGGAAGAGAAATGACAGATAGAGAAAAAAATGAACGACTTAACACTAAAGATATAAACCGTTCTATATCTAAATTTGTAAACAAGGCGAGGTCTGAGTTATTTAGAACACAAAAAGATACCAAAAGATTACTTACCATTGAAGCATTCGAAGAAGCAGTAAAAACGCGAAAAGAGGTAATGAACTTTTGGATATCAAAGCTGCATGACCTGAATGATGAATGTCTAAAAGATATTTTTGCCAGATTAGATGAAAGGTGCATTTCTGAGGTTTCTAGAAAATTTGCATTTGAGATGGTAAAAGAAAATAGAAAAAGGCTGTTAAGCAGTTTTTCTTAGGAGATGAACATGAGTAACTCTGTATATGTTGCGTGGCAATGCCCTGAATCTAGAGGGTGGCATGTTGTAGGAAGACTACAAGAACATCAATCAGGGTATGCTTTTAATTATACTAAAGGAGCAAATGAAGCCAAGAACTTCAACCCCTTTAGTGGAATGCTAGAGCTAGATAAGATTTATATTTCAGAAGAACTTTTCCCTTTATTTAAGAATAGATTACTATCCAGCAGAAGGCCAGAATATCCATTTTTTATTAAGTGGTTAGGATTAAATAATGATAATGCCTCGCCAATGGAGGTTTTAGCAAGAAGTGGCGGGATTAGAGCAACAGACCAGCTGCAAGTGTTTAAAAAAATCGATCCAAATGAAAATGGAAAGGTAGAGGTTTATTTTTTTGTTCATGGCATTAAGCATTTTAGTGAGTCGGCAGAAAACCGAGTTAATTCCTTAAAAAGAGGTGATGAATTAAGACTATTGCCAGACCCACAAAATGAGCACGATAACTACGCAATCGCGGTGTCAGCTATGAATCCAATGGAGCTAATCGGCTATTGTCCGAGGTTTCTGAACAAGGATATCTCATTGATGCTAAACGATCCGTTAGGAGCAATTAAAGTAACTGTAGAACAATTGAGTGAGGATGCGCCTACAAACTACAAATTGCTATGCAAGCTAACTGGAGAAGCAAGCGATAGCACATTAAATGAAATTAAAAGTAACACAGCATATATGCCAATTGTTGAGCAATAGCAACAATCAGAACATTAAGAGCCCTCCCCGCGAGGGCTTTTTTGTGCCTGCAATTCCCCGCCAGTGTGATTTTCCTCGCAAGATAAATAATTTTTGAAAATAAATTCCGTTTAAATTCAATCAAATAATACTTTCAGTTCCATTTTTATCTCTGTTTTGTACTTTTGGTTCTTTACTTTCGTGAACTATTGGTTCAATATATAACTCATCGAAGGCAATGAGCCATAGATAAACAGGATGTTAGCTCTTTAACAGAACGCGCTGAAAAATGCGCAAACCAAAGACAGTAAGTTTTGGGATTGGTAATCGCTCTGCTAAGCATGAATGGTAGATGAGTGCGCTACCACCAATCCAAAAACTAATTGTAGGAGGTAATTATGGGTGTTCGCGGATATAACTGCGCTAGAAATCGCAGATCGGAACGTAGAGCAGAGTTAAAGAATGCATACGCCATGAATGAGCAATTGGAGGTTTCAATTAATGGTGATACGGAAGAAACAAAGCGCCATACCTTATCACTAACACGCAAACCAGTTAGCCGAGTTGAAAAAGCAATTTCAATTCGCAGCACTAAAGTTTATGACTCAGCAGATAACACATGCTTACCAAATTCTAGTATTTACTCAGCTAAATATCGTAAGTCAGGAACGTTATTAGAGTCTGGCGAAGTGACAGCAAGAGCATAGACACACGCAAGCAACCACGGCTACACAAACCGATTATGAGTGGCAGTTCAGTCACAGTAAGGGGATAGATATGGAAAATAAAGCAGAATTACAGAGTGACTATACCGAATACAAGAAAAGAGCTAAATCAGCGAAAAGCATAAGTGTTCGCATGATGTATATCTCTATGGCTCTAACGTTAAGAGCAGAATTGAGAGCTTAAAAGCAGGCACAGTTAACTAATTACAGTCCATTCTGTGGGCTGTGGTGAGTTGATTAATAGATAGGAGATAGAGATGGAAATAGAAGTAAATACAAAAGCGAAAGTTGACATTAAAACGCTAAGAACCTGCATTAAAGTTTCTGACAGTTTCAACTGTGACATTCTTGATGCTAACGGGAATAAAGTAGAAAACTATAGCTACTATGTTCCTGACTTCTTCCCCGGTGACCACTACGGTGATTATCTGATGTTAGATATCGATATCGAAACAGGAAAGATAACGAACTGGAAAAAGCCAACGCCTGAAGAATTACAGGAAATGCTTTATCCAGAAGACGACTAGCATCGTGTTTAGTTAATAACGGAGGGAGTATGACAGATAAAGCAGAAGTTAAAGAATTGATGTTGGCTGACATCTCTTTTAGAGATTATCTAGCTACGGAGGCTATGGCATCGATTCCTGTATCGTTAGATGATAACGAACAGAAATTAATAGCTAATTCAGCCTACCGCATGGCAGATGCAATGTTAAAGGCTAGGGGGTGATATGGAGTTTGAAGGTAGTAAAACACCATGGCGTATTGGTTCACATCCATTTGAATACAGAAACAGACATACTATTAGGAGTGCTGATAATGCTGTTATAGCCCATGTATCGCAGCCTAGCGATGGGCAACAGGCGGTGATGGCTGATGCTGACACTCGATTAATCGCAGCAGCACCCGAGTTATTAGAGGCTTTGATTGAGCTAGTTCAATCTTACGATAAATGCAGCATAGACCATAACGGATTATGTCAGGAACACTTCTTACAAGAAGCAAATGACTGCACATTCAAGAAAGCCAATTTAGCAATCGCAAAAGCCCTCGGTCAGCAGTAACCCACCGCACCAACACCAGAACCTAAATAACAATCGCTATCAATCGATAAGTGAGGGTTTCGCACATCCAGAGGTAAGCATGAATATTGATAAACATAAACTTTGCATAGCTCAACAACAAGCATGGCGTGCTCTTTATCTCAAGGATGAGAACGGATGGAGTGAAGCAAACGAAACATTAAAAACAGCATACGGAGTACAACATGAACGCAAAGCAGAAACACGCAAAGCAACAGATATTCACCCTACTTCGCGAGTCTGAAATGACCGAGAAACAAGTCGAATTATTGTTTGCTGATTGGAAATTTAAACAGCAATGCGAAAAGACAAATCGCATTTTACGTCAGGTTTATACTCGTGGAGCGTATGCATTCACGTAAGGACGCAGTATGAGAATTTCAGAGTATGAACTCAAGCAAAGGCAGGATGCCGAAAGACGACGCAGGGAACGCGAGGAAGAAGATGAATACTATCGCATGGAAAGCTTAGGTGTTCAGCGGCAATCAACCCCTACCCGATGGATGCGAGGTGAATATGGGTGAGTTATCGGCAAGAGGGAAAGAGGTTTTAGCGGGTGCGATTAAGCTCATGGATGAGCTGAAAGCAGAGCGGCAGCAAGGAATTAAAAACAATCGCCCTTCTTATTACAAAACTGGAATTATTCATCGAATCAATAAGCAATTATTTTTTGAGTCACTCAATCACCCACCATTACCAGATCACATCCAAAAAGAGCGCGACGATAAATTCAGGGAAGCATTGCATAAAGCCAATCCTGACTGGGCTAATTTTGACCCTTACAAAGATATTCCAGCTAACCCGTGGGGTGGTCGTAAAGTTGGTGACTAAATTTCGGAGGTAATCATGAAATTTGCAAAAGCATTGCGAAAAAAGGCAAAGCTAAGGCTTGCATTAACTGGTCCTAGTGGATCAGGAAAAACATACGGAGCACTGGAAATAGCCAAAGGACTTGGCGGAAAAACAGCCGTGATAGACACAGAGAAAGGAAGCGCCTCACTCTACTCTGACCGATTTAATTTCGACGTACTGGAGCTAGACCCACCATTCACACCAGAGCGATTTATTGAAGCCATCGGAGCTGCGCAGGAAGCTGGTTACGACAATTTAATAATCGACAGTATTACTCACGAATGGAGCGGATCAGGTGGGTGCCTTGAATTACTGGACGGTCTAGCAAAGGCGAAGTATCGCGGTAATACGTGGTCAGCATGGAGCGAAATCACACCTCGCCACAACGCATTTCTCGACGCAATTCTACGGTCTGACCTGCACATCATAGCAACAATGAGAAGTAAAACGGAAACTGCTCAAGTTGATAAAGGTAACGGCAAGAAAGGCGTAGACAAGCTAGGTATGAAGTCAGAGCAACGGGACGGTGTTGAGTATGAATTTACTACCGTTCTCGATCTCAACCACGAAACTCACACGGCAATGGCAAGCAAGGATAGAACTGGATTGTTCAGCAATGCCGAAGTCACCCAGCTAAATGAATTAACAGGCAAAAAGCTAATGGATTGGCTTAATGATGGGCGAACTAAAGCTGAAGTGGATTTATCTCACTTCACTGATATTGCAATGGAAACGCAAGATATGGATGAGCTTAAGAATGCGTTTCGTGAGGCATACAATGCGCTTAGGGATACATCAGAACAAGTGGAAGCTCAGAAGATATATGAGCTAAGAAAAGAAGAATTAACCAAACAAGAGGCGGCATAAATGGCTGAGAGAGGCGTCAATAAATCCATCATTCTAGGAAATTTAGGCGATGACCCGAACGTGAGGTATTCACCGAACGGAACAGCATTTGCTAATTTCTCGATCGCCACAAGCGAAACATGGAAAGATAAAAACACAGGTGAGAAACGAGAGCGCACTGACTGGCACAACATTGTCATACAAGGAAAGTTAGCCGAGGTGGCAGGTCAATACCTGAAAAAAGGAAGTCAGGTATACATAGAGGGGAAAATGCGCACTCGTAAGTATCAAGGTAATGACGGGCAAGAAAAGTACATTACTGAAGTCATCGTTGGCATTGATGGAAAAATGCAAATGTTAGGCAGTGGTAATCAGACTGAAAGTCAGAATCCGAAGCCATCAACTCAGGGGGTTCAGCGCCCACACCAACAACCGCAAACTCAACAACCTGAGCCACCATTAGATTTTGATGATGATATGATCCCGTTCTAGAAGGAATCAAGCATGGATAATACGCAATTATGTATAGAAAGTTACTCTCGACATAAAAACCTTAAGTTAGTTGGCATGGAGCTAGGTATGCCTTGGCAAACGGTATACAGCACGCTAAGGAGGGCGGATTATCCGGTAACTGGCGATAAAGCTAGATATGGTTCAGTTACAGATAGAATAGCGGTTATTGGTGAGCAGAAGTTCAAGAAGGCAGTTCCAATAGCTATAGACAATAATGACTTGAAGTATCAGGCGGATATTGATTTCACTATTGGGAATGTAACAGTGGACGTGAAAACTTCAAGAATAAAGAGATATCAGCGAGTTAACGGAATTCGTCATTCAGCTCCAAGGTGGGGTTATTGCATCAATAAACAAAAAGACACCGCTGACTTTTTTGTCTTGTACGCTCTTAATGATGACAATGAAACTGAGCATGTTTTTCTCATGCCGAATGAAATTGTTACCACTGTATCAACAATATCGATTCCAGAAACACTAGCTAGTAAATGGGCTGATTACAAAATAGAAGAAAGTGAATTATTGCCATTCTTCCAATCTTTGTAATCCACACCGCCCCTTCTGACCCTTCCTTATGTGATTTAACCAAAGGATATATTTGCAAGGATGCAATAAAAAAACCGTCAACTTAGACGGTATAATTCTAACAAGGGAATTAATCATTAAATGAAGCTTAAACCTAGCCCCGACAACCAAAGTACACGAATAAAAACAAATAGATACTATTATTTTGAAAGTTTGCAAAAAAAACCGACGCATGGGAGCATCGGCAAGGACTATAAAAATAATTAGAAAGTTCTAATTAACTATAGGCTATAAATTTAAAAGGCTGATGAATTGTTTTAATCCTAGCGATTAAATGGATGCAATAAGAGGAATGAATGCCAATCCTTGGCAATTAAATTCTAGATAAATCTAGCATTAACGTATCCATCTTTACTAATGGATACAACCTCAGCTAGTAATCTTTGCGGAGGATACAGCGGGACTAAATCAAACCTATCCCCTTCAACAAAATAAGAAAAGGCTTTGTCATTTCCAATAAGAGGAAAATTAACAGTACCATCCAATAACTCAGAATTATGGATTTCAACCGTTCTTAGTTTACTTATTTTTTATCAATAATGCACGCCATACAAATCATATCATTCACCATTAGTAGTCAAAAGGAAAACCAATGATAACACCATGTTTTTAAAAGAAAAGAAGTTAAAATATGGCTGTACAGATTATTATATTTGTAAGTAAAAATACTTATTATATGGAGTAATGTAATAATGAAAGACAGAATCAAGTTTAACGATGCAATGTTATCAGCTGTCATGGATGGCAGAAAAACACAGACACGTAGACCGATTGAGCCACAGCCTAAAGTAACCGAGGAAGAGTTACGAAACCTTGGTGCATGGCAAGATGGCTACACACTATCAGAGCAAGTATGTGCGGCATGGAGGCATGGTTTTGTTGATGTTGATTGCCCATATGGTGAGATTGGCGACATCATCAGCGCTGCTGACAAGGAAGGTAATATCAAAGGGAAAATTGAGATTACTGATGTTTGGTTGCAACAGATTCAAGAAATATCACCTAGCGATGCGATAGCTGAAGGAATAAAAGCTGGTCGTTATGGAAATGAAGGCAACTGGTTAGTGGGATTTTATATTCCAAACAGCAATCAGCCATATATAACCGCAAAAAATGCATACAAAGAATTATGGTCATCGATATATGGCATTAGTAGTTGGAGAAATAACGATTGGGTATGGGTGATTGAGTTCAAAAAGGCGAATTAAGGAGGTATTTTGACAGTGGATTAGTCACATGGATGTGAGTATGATTCCTGCTTTAATTTTTGTTAAAGGCAATAGGAATGAGTGAAATGTCACACTTATCTACTGATAAAGATATCGTTGTAATGATTGGTGCTTTTTGTATGTTAATTGGAGGTATCATTGGATTTTTCGCTAAGTATTTTATTGAATTAAAAAAAATGAAAGAAGCTAAAAAATCCATTCGCCAGCAAATGATAACAAATAATATTGCCCCAATGAGGCAGGCATGGATTAATGATGTCAGAAATAAAGCATCTGATTTTTTATCAAACTGTTATTTTATTTTATCCTATCAACTAGCTAAAGGTAATAATAACCAGCATTTCATTCAAGATTTTGAAGAAATTTTAAAGAGAGAGCTAATCAGGCATTCTGAGTTGTTTTTTTATTTGCAGATGGCACTCCCTTTTTCTAGAGGGGTGAATAACGAGGATGTATCAGAAGCAATTAGAATTCATATAAAATATATAAATGAAAATTTGAGTTCACATAGTTCTGTTACCCAAGAACGGCATGATGATATATTTAGAGTTATAAGTTGTTGCTCAAATAATTTTAAAGTTCTGTTTAAGAATGAGTGGAATGAAACTAAATCACTAAAGGAAATTAGTAACGTAAAACAAAAGACCGAGAAGCTCCAAACTCCAGAGTGCACCTGCTCAGTCAAGAATACTTCCCTGCACTAGCAGGGTTTTTTATACCTAAAATTCAGGATCAAACATGGATAAATCAAGGCAGCAATTTGAAGAGTGGTTTAATTCTGGTCACGGAGATTTGCCATATAGCGAGAAAGGTAAGGAAGATTTAAAGGCTTTATTATTTCAATCTTGGCAAGCATCACGCGAGAGTTTAATTAATAACTTGGAGCCTGTTGGTTATATAACATCAAGCGGGGTCGATAATATCAAGGAGTATGGATACACGCATCTTAATGAAGAAAAAAGCGAAAAGATAAATATTCCACTCTATCGCTTAGATAAATAATGTATAATTTGAGCAGGAGGGTGATATGAGCAAGCGTAAATTAAAAATAACCATACTAATCAAGCTAGTGCCTTTATGGTTACTATCATGGATTCCATTCCCCGGTGGCGGAGGGGTTCTTAATAATGCCATAGATAGAGCATACCTGCGTGCTCTTAACGATCATCGCAATCTAAAAATCGATGAGAATAATGCTGTAATGAAAGAAAATGGCGTTAAGCTCAAAAACCTCAATAAAAAACTCTAAGTAATTAATCATGAAACTATATGTACTGTTACTTCTGTATCAGGGATTTGTCACGCCTGTAACCAATACATTATACACACAGCAAGAATGCGAGAGTCGTGCTATGCAGATAATGGCGGTGCGGGATGTTGAAATTAAGTGCGGTGAGGCATTCAGATGAGACAAATTAAAATAAGTTCTGGTGCGTGGCAAAAAGATTTAGAAATGGTTATCACTGTTATCAATGAAGATAAATTTAAAACTCAGTGCGAGCAAATTAATAAATTCTATTGTGATGCAGAGTATAGAGCTAAAAAATACGGAAGCCATGAAAAGGCAGGGTTTGCAATGTTCTGTGCGGAATGTTTTCAACAAGTGGCATTTAATAACTTCAAGGATGAGGAATGGGTTACCGAACAATTCGATTGGTCTAAAGATAAGGGAATTGATGGATATCCTTCACTAGATGATATGGGAATTCGAATCGATGAAATTGAGTCATGGTTTATTGATTATGACGAAATAGAAATGACAGGATGGTAGTCAATGAATAAATACACGCAACTATCTGACTTCGAGATTAATAAAAAGGTTGCTATTAATGTCGGTGGATTCGCACTATCTCTAATGGTTTTTGATGACCGCAATGGGGTAGTAAAAAAGAATATCCCAAATATTGGCTCTCGGGTATTCACTGAATTTAACCCATGTAACAATCCTGCGGACGCAATGCCGATTATTATTGAGAATAGAATTGCCATATTCCCAATGGAAACTTTAGGAGTTAAATATTGGTGCGCTGCATCTGATTTTGAAGATATCGGAGAAAAAGATATTATATGGGGAATGGAAGCAAATAACAAACATCCACTACGCGCTGCCATGGAAACGTATTTATTAATGAAGGATGCGGAGAATGAAATTAATAATAAAAGGTGACGTATCTGATATAGAAAGAATCGCAATTAATACCGCGCTAGAGTTCCACAAAAAGAATCACAACCGAGCAGGAATAATCGTTAATCACAAAATAAAGATAGGAAAGAATATCTACCCTGTCGAAATTCAAAACTGCCAAAAGTCTTATATGGTAACAATGAGAAACAAAAGGCAGAGGATATGAATGAGCAGATATTAGAAAACGGACGCAGAAAGATAGCAAGGGAATGCAGAGACAAATTAAAGAAACTCAAGAAACTCAGCAATAAACAAAGCACAGCAATACTCAAAGATTACCTACCTTAACACTCACAAAAGAACACAAAAAGTTTCCACCAATCATGTGGCTAACTTGGTACGTCAATAGCATAGATAAGGAGATTAATAATGGATAATGTTGTTCTTCTAAATCCGAGTAAGTGGGTTACTGAAGATGTGCTTATGATGATTACTGGCATGCGATCAGGGACAATCAAATCAGCACGGAAAAAGTCTTGGGCTGCTGGCAGGGAATATCTTCACATTTCACCGGACGGAAGCCCTAAAGAAAATTCAGAATGCATGTACAATCATGAGGCGATCATAAACTGGATCGAGAAGCAAAGAAATTCACAACCTCAATAGGTGCATTATGAAAATAAAATACCCAACGGGTGTTGAAGTGCATGGTAAAAGCCTTCGTATATCATTTACATACAAAGGAAAGAGAGTGAGGGAAACTCTTGGAATACCTGATACACCCAAAAACAGAAAGTTAGCAGGTGAGCTAAGGACAGCCATCTGCTACAAAATAAAAACTGGCGCTTTTGATTACTCGGTTGAATTCCCTGAATCAAAAAATTGCAATGAAAAATCAATTAGCAATAAAAATGTGACATTTGGATATGTTGCTAATAAGTGGGTCGAGCTTAAAAGAATAGAGGTTGCAGTCAGTACGTTTGAAGCTTACAAATCAATAGTGAATGTTTTGTTTTTCTTTATTGATAAAAATAAAATGATAAATCTATTTAATTTGGAGGATATATTATCAGTAAGAAATAAAATGCTTACCTCGCCAACCATAGAACCAGTAAATAGAGTGAGTAAAATTGGCAGAAGCGTATCTACAGTTAATAACTATATGAAGATACTTAATTGTATTTTTTGTTTCGCTGCTGAGAATAAATATATTGAAACCAATGTTCTATCATCAATAAAAAACCTTAAAAAATCAAGAGCTGTACCAGACCCAATTACAAAAGAAGAGTTCCCTCGATTGCTTAACGCCACAAGAAACATTCAAGCAAAAAATATGTTAATTGTATCTGTTTACACAGGATTAAGACCGGGGGAACTCTGCGCTCTAGCATATGAGGACATAGACTTTATAGAGCGAACTATTACAGTAAAAAGAAATATTTCTAATATAGGTGACTTTTCATTGCCAAAAACCCCTTCAAGCACAGATAGAGTAATTCATATGCTGGATCCAGTATATGAGAGCCTAAGAGAGCAGATGTCATTAACACGTATGACCTCACCAGAAATAGTAAACGTAGAGATGCGCGAGTATGGTAAATATAGAGAAGACTCATGCACATTCGTTTTTCAGCCTAGTGTTGTTGCCAGAAACGGTCTTGAAACGAAGCACTACTCTCCCGGTGGATTTAACGGAATATGGGGTGCTTTAATTAAAAGGTCAGGAGTCAGGCATAGAAAATCCTATCAGACACGGCACACCTATGCATGTTGGATGTTGTCTGCTGGAGCAAATCCTGCATTCATAGCTACACAAATGGGGCATTCATCAGCAAAGATGATCTATGACGTTTATGGAGCTTGGATGAAAGAAAACGACAAAGACCAAATTGCTATTATGAACAGAAATGCCCCACACATGCCCCACCCCATCGAAAGCAAAGTAATTAATTCTTAA